TCAAGAACTATCAAGTAATTGAACAAGAAATTTTTATCAAGTTCAGCAACCTATGTACCTTGGCCTGTCGTAGTTGCAACAGCGTTGACAGTTCAACTTATGCTCGCATAATAAAAGACACATCAGTTGCACCGGCAATAACACATGACTTCAGTGATGATCCCGACAACTGGGCGTTGATGGTCAAGCTGATTGTTGATGCAAGCAAAATACATGAATTTCCAGTATTGCATCTAATAGGCGGTGAAACATTGGTACAAGCTGGCAGCACAAAATTACTTCGATGGATGTATGAAAATAATCTAACCAGTTATTTTAGTCTGCGAATAACCACTAGCCTGGCCATCAATCTTTCCGACGAGTTGATAACTATTTTAAAATCATTTAAACAGGTTTCATTCAATCTCAGCATTGACAGCGTGGGTGACAACTACAATTATATTCGTTGGCCGGCCAAGTGGAGCAAGATTGATCAAAATTTAGCTGACCTAGTTGCCAACACCGAAGATATGAATTACATGTCAGTGCTGACACCGGTGTTTAGTATCAACAATATTTTTTATCTGCCAGATTATGTTGATTATTTTCATCGATGGATCAAGGATACTGGACGATTTGTGCAGATTTTAAACATACATCTGCACCGACCTGATTTTTTAACAGTGGAATCATTGCCGGAACCTTATAGATCAGCAGCCGCTGATGTTGTTGAAAAAACACTCGAGCATCCAATGTTTGTGTCAAACAAGCAATTGACATTCAAACGATACCTACAAACAACTCTGGCACAACTTAGAACTGGTGCCGGCAACGAAGAACGATTCAACCATTTTTTAAAATTCACAGCTGATTTTGATAAACGCACTGATACAAAGTTTAGCGAATTAAACAATAGATTATGGAATCAGCTTGACAAACATCATATTCAAGTGTATAATAAGCAATACCAAAGTGCTGATATCAATCAGCCAATTTATATTTCAATTATACCAGATGCTCAATCCAAAATTCAATTACGCTTCACTCAGCCGCGAATCAGTTGACGGCCGACGACTATACGCCACACCGGATGGCCAACGACTTCCAAGCGTGACCACCATTCTCGACGCAACAAAATCCGAAGAAAGCAAACGAGCACTACAAAATTGGCGCATGAGTGTGGGCGTTAAAAAAGCACAGGAAATTACCACAGAAGCCGCAAGTCGTGGAACTCGTATGCACAAGTGGTTAGAAGACTATGTTAAAACTGGAGAAATAGGTACACCAGGCAGTAATCCTTACAGCAAGCAAAGTCATCTAATGGCACAATGTGTAATTGAGCAGGGATTGTCTAATGTGTCCGAAGTTTGGGGAGTAGAAGTACCTTTGTACTTTCCCAGCTTGTATGCTGGCACCACCGACGGCTGTGGCATACACCTAGGCGATGAAAGTATCCTGGACTACAAACAAACCAACAAGCCTAAAAAAGAAGAATGGATCGAGGACTACTATCTACAGCTGACTGCATACGCACTTGCACACAACGAGGTCTACGGAACCAATATTCGCAAAGGTGTGGTTTTAATGTGTGTAAAACCAGCAGAGCTTGCCCCTGGCGTGTTTGATGTGCCTGTATACCAGGAATTTGTATTAAAACCTGAAGATTTTAAAATGTGGGAGAATCGTTGGTGGCAGAGACTTGAACGATACTATTTGGCCAACTAAATAGTATATCTAACAGGTTAATTACATGGCTATACTACAGATTTCGCGAATTACACATCGCAAAGGACTACTTGAAAATGTGCCGCAGTTGTCCGGCGCTGAACTTGGATGGACAGTTGACAAACAGCGACTGTTCATTGGCAATGGCACACTAGCCGAAGGTGCACCCACAGTTGGCAACACTGAAATTTTAACTGAACACAGTGATATTTTTGCCGCAATCAATAACTATACATATAAAGGTTCTGAGGGCGGATATGTAGTGACCACAGGTGTGTCGGCCGGCAATGACATCACACGAACACTACAACACAAACTAGATGATTTTGTCAGCATCAGAGATTTTGGTGCAGTGGGCGATGGCACAACAGATGACACAGCCGCCATCAATCGTGCACTGTATGAATTGTTCTGTAGAGACACCAACACCACAGTTCGTAGAAGTTTATTTTTCCCTGCCGGCACTTATAAAGTTTCCAGTACTATTCTAGTACCACCATATGCAAAACTTTATGGCGAAGGTGCTGAGTCCAGTATTATATCTTATGCTGTCAGAGAATGGGCATATCAAAAGTTCAACGGGACAGGATCTCGAACAACTTTTGATTTGGCTGAATCTGCCAACATAGACAGCGTGGTTGTTTTGGTCAACAATGTTGTCCAAGTTCCACACAGAACATCTGGCGATGCTGGTGTATATACAATATCAAACAATCAGTTGATTTTTACCAATCCGCCAACGTCGGGTTCGAATAATGTGATAGTTCATCGCATAGATACAACCTACAAGGCCGGTAATGGAGCAATTAAAACCACAGGGTCTGACAGCTCGAACTACGGAAGATATGTTGCTGTCAAGGATGTACCAGCCGGCATTGACATTGCCAACACCACCTACTGGCAACGAGTTGATGTGAATGGCCGTGGAGTTGTGGTGCGTACATCAGACAATCAACAAAAAACTGGAGCACAAAACGGTATTAATAATCGTATCTCCAGTAGATACATAGAAATTGACAGCATGTCGTTTGCCAGCACTGAAACAATTCGATCAAGCTACCCAGTGGATATCATGTTGTTGGAATCTGCCAACAACATCAGCATTGACAATGTTGTATTGTCAGGCCCAATCTTATCCACTACCCAATTGGCCAATCCAGTAACCCAGGTCAATTTGTACGACACCAGCTGTGTGGTTATATCTACCCCATTGAGAGGTGACAGTACCACACAAATTTCTAAACAAATCAAGTTTACAAATTGTGTGTTGACCGGGCAATCTTATGGTGTGACATCGAATTCGGACTCACGGGCAATTACTTTTGCTGGTTGTGATTTTGATGTATTGTACAACGGAGTTAACCTAACACAACCAGTGGGAGTCAACGGCCCAACCGGTTATAGATTTGTTGAAAACATGTTTGACAATGTCTACGGATCAGGCATTGTTTTCAACGGGGTGTCAAATCATGTGTCAGCGCACAATGTTTTTTACACAGTGGGACAAACCAATGGTGGAGTTGTTTCACAGTATGTTCCTTGCATATTGATCAATGGCAAGAACAATCTCAGCATGGGAGATATGTTTCAACGCAACGACTCAGATGCCAGCATTGTTCCAAGAATCAATCTGCTCGACATCTACGGAGCTCCGTCTGCCAGCATTGCTTTAGATTTGGCCAACAAAATTGAAATGGGATCTTACAACAGAGAAACTGGACAAAATTTTGTGTTGGTAAACAACACCAGTAACTTTGCCACAATCTTCAGCAGAAATGCGTATCCCGAAGTATTTGGAACCGATCAATCTACATTTAGAGCATTCACCATTGATTACACAATTACTCGTTATAACACAGTAAGAAAAGGAACCATCACAGTTGTCGGAGCTAGTTCGGACTCCAATTCTTCGGACATGCACTGGTCAGACGACTATATAGAAAACTCGCCCACAGGCGTAACACTGGCGTTGACTCAGTCTGGTGGAGCAATAACATTGCAATACAAGACAACTGCAACATCAAACAATGGAATACTTCGTTATTCCATTACATACTTAACTTCAACTAATCTAGCAGGTTCGTGATCTGGTCCAACAAATTTCAAGATCGATTCCTTGAGTGGAATCGATTGAGAACAGACATATTAAGCATGCCAAAAGAACAAGCACTTTTGGAAGTCAACAATTGGTGGCAACGAGCACCGATCGTCAACCATTATCTGCACTGGGATGACTGGCATGAATGGCCAGATCCCTGGACACTTTTGAGTGATGATGTCTGGTGTGATGTTGCAAAAGCCCTGGGAATCATGTATACTTTAATGCTAGCACAGCATCCTGAGATCACTGATTACAGCATGATCAAATGCAACGAGTCTAATTTAGTCCAAGTGGAGCAGGGGAAATATATCCTTAATTGGGCCCGTGGAGAGATTGTAAATATCTTCGCCGACAACGAATACATAATTGAGCAATCAATTGAACAAAAACAATTAGAATATCACTTAAAATAACATGACACAAATACAAGTAGCGAAAAGAAATGGCGATAGAGAGCCTTTGAATATAGACAAATTACACAAGGTAGTATTTTGGGCAACGCAGGGCATAACTGGAGTTAGTGCCAGCGAAGTAGAAATCAAAAGTCATTTGCAATTTTACAACGGAATAAAAACAACCAACATACAGGAAACACTTATTAAGTCAGCGGCTGACTTGATATCTGAAGATACTCCCAACTATCAGTATGTTGCTGGCAGATTGATCAACTATAATTTGCGCAAAGAAGTATACGGAGATTTTACTCCCTGGCACATCAAGCGCATTGTAGAACAAAATGTAAACAGTGGATTTTATGATCCAGAACTGATCACAGAATATTCTGATGATGACTGGGAAAAGATCAACAGCTTTGTAAAACACGAGCGTGATGAACAATTGACCTATGCCGCAATGGAACAATTCCGAGGCAAATATCTTGTGCAGAATCGTGTTACCAAACAGATTTTTGAAACTCCACAAGTGGCGTATGTGTTGATTGCGGCAACCTTGTTCAGTCAATACCCCAAAGACTCTCGCATGTCTTGGATCAAAGACTACTACGATGCAATTTCCACACATCAGATTAGTCTACCAACTCCTGTGATGGCCGGAGTCAGAACACCACAACGCCAGTTCAGCAGTTGTGTGTTGATTGAAACTGGTGACAGCCTAGACAGTATCAATGCCACCACTGCCAGCATTGTAAAATATGTGAGTCAGAAAGCCGGCATTGGCATTGGCGCAAGTCGTATTCGTGCAATTGGTAGTCCTATACGCAATGGTGATGCTTATCACACAGGAGTAATTCCTTTCTACAAGTTGTTTCAAAGTGCCACTAGAAGTTGCAGTCAAGGTGGTGTGCGCAATGGAGCCGCAACCCTGTACTATCCAATCTGGCATTTGGAAATTGAAGACCTTCTTGTACTAAAGAACAACAAAGGCACAGAAGACAATCGTGTTCGTCAAATGGACTACGGAGTTCAGTTCAACAAGTTGATGTACGAGCGATTGTTGACCAATGGCGACATCACATTGTTTAGCCCACATGATGTTCCAGAAGTATTTGATGCATTTTATGTTGATGTAGATCGTTTCAAAGAGTTGTATGAAGCTACCGAGCGCAACACAAAGTTGCGTAAAAAGAAAATCAAGGCATTGGACCTGTTCAGCATGTTTATGCAAGAGCGCAAGGACACCGGACGAGTCTACTTGATGAATGTGGATCATGCCAACACACACGGCAGTTTCAAACAAGAACTAGCACCAATACGTCAAAGCAATCTTTGCTGTGAAATTGATTTGCCCACCAAACCACTCAATGACATACACGATGAAGAAGGCGAAATTGCCTTGTGTACGCTCAGTGCCATCAACTGGGGAGTATTTAAAGAACCCGAAGAAATGGAAAAAGCCTGTACTCTAGCAGTGCGTGGACTTGACAGTTTACTGACATATCAAAGCTATCCAATTCGTGCCGCACAGATGGCCACAGAAAATCGACGACCACTGGGTGTTGGAATTATCAATTTTGCCTACTGGCTGGCCAAGAATGATTTAAGTTATACAAATCCAGAATCATTGCCGGTGGTTGATAAATGGGCACAATACTGGAGCTACTACTTGATCAAAGCATCTGCAGATCTGGCCACTGAGCAAGGTGCTTGCCCTAAAAACAATGAAACCAAATATGGTGATGGCGTATTGCCCATTGACACTTACAAGCGTGAAGTTGATGAATTGGTTGCGCCAACTGAGTATGTAGACTGGGCTGGACTTAGAGAACAATTAAAAGCAACCGGAATTAGAAACTCAACACTGATGGCCGGTATGCCTGCTGAAACCTCAGCACAGATTTCAAACAGTACAAATGGTGTAGAACCTCCAAGGAGCTATGTTAGCATCAAGCAAAGCAAAGACGGAGTATTGCGTCAGGTAGTTCCAGAATATCGTAGATTAAAAAACAAATACGAATTGCTCTGGAGCCAACCATCGCCAGAAGGATACCTAAAGATCATGTGTGTGTTGCAAAAATACATGGATCAAGGCATCAGTGTAAACACTTCGTACAATCCTCAGTTTTACGAAGAAGAAAAAATCCCAATGAGCGAAATGCTTAAACATCTTATAATGTTCTATAAGTATGGTGGCAAACAACTTTATTATTTTAACACCTATGATGGGTCTGGTGAGATAGATGTTGATAGACTCAATCAAGGCAAAACTATGTTGGTCGAAAGCGTTGTCACCAACGATGACGAAGACTGTGATAGTTGCAAAATATAATTTAACAAGAGAATAAAATGTCAGTTTTTAATACCACGAAGAATCGTGATCACACCGCCAGCCTTGCCTTTTTGGACCCAGCTGGCGCAGTTGGAATACAACGATATGATACATTAAAGTATCGACAATTTGATAAACTAACAGACAAGCAGTTGGGTTTCTTTTGGCGGCCAGAAGAAGTTGATGTACTTCGAGACGCCAAAGACTTCAAAGATTTAACTCCGCATGAGCAACACATCTTTACCAGTAATTTGAAACGTCAGATACTGTTAGATTCAGTGCAAGGCCGTAGCCCCAACTTGGCTTTTTTGCCATTGGCAACTATTCCTGAATTGGAAACCTGGATTGAGACTTGGGCATTCAACGAAACTATTCACAGTCGCAGTTACACTCATATTATTCGTAATGTCTATGCTGATCCCAGCAAGGTGTTTGATGAGTTATTAGAAGTCGAAGAAATTGTCAAGTGTGCCAACGATATCAGCAAGTACTACGATGATTTGATTGCGGCAAGTTTGGCTTACCAATACCTCGGAGTTGGAGCACACACCGTTGATGGCAATACAGTCACTGTTGATTTGTACGAATTAAAAAAGAAATTATGGTTGTGTTTGAATAGTGTCAATGCATTAGAAGGCATTAGATTTTATATCAGCTTTGCATGTAGTTGGGCCTATGCTGAACTAAAGAAAATGGAAGGCAATGCTAAAATTATCAAATTGATCTGCAGAGATGAAAATGTACATCTTGGATCTACGCAGACACTATTAAAATTATTGCCCACAGATGATCCTGACTTTGCTCGCATCAAAGAAGAAACACAACAAGAAGTAATTGCCATGTTTCGTGCAGTGGTAGATCAAGAAAAAGACTGGGCACACTATCTTTTTAAAAATGGAAGTATGATCGGGCTCAATGAACAACTGCTGGGCGATTATGTAGAATGGATTGCCAACAAGCGCATGACAGCACTTGGTATGTCAGGTGTTTATAAAGGTGGCAGTAACCCACTGCCATGGACCAGCAAATGGATTGCCGGAGCAGATGTGCAGGTTGCTCCACAGGAAACAGAAATTTCAAGTTACATCATTGGCGGAACCAAGCAGGATGTAAACGAAACAACATTATCAGGATTAAGTTTATGAATCAATTGACAGTATACTCAAAAACTGTTTGCCCATATTGTGTGCAGGCCAAGAATTTTTTGAAATTAAAAAATATTCCATTTGAAGAAATCAACATCGAGCAAGATACTCGCGCACGAGATTTTATCAAGTCACGAGGACATCGCACAGTTCCACAAATTTACTACAACGGTGAGATATTTGTCGAAGGTGGCTGGGAAGGTTTAAGTAAGTTAGATCCTGTAGAAATTCGAGCCCGACTAGGACTTAATCAGGACAACTTAGGAACCTTATGAATATAACCGCAAATCAAACATACACTTTTAAACTAGTATCCGGAGAAGAAATTGTAGCCAAAGTGCTGTCAGTTAACAGTGACTCACTGATAGTCAGTCAACCAATCAGCATGGTTTTCAGTCGCGAAGGGCTACAAATGGTCCCGAGTTTATTTTCAGCTGATACCAATGCAAATGTACTACTAAATAACAACAGTTATTCAATGGTCACTGATCCCCGACAAGATGTAGCCGACAGCTACCTAGAAGCCACAACTGGGATCAAACCAATTAGAAGTCAAATTTTAACAGGTTAATATGGCAGGAGTTGGAGTCTGTAGAGTCAATGATAAAAACAATGCTGGTGCCGCAATCACCACTGGCATCGGTGTAGTCATTGTCAACGGACAGCCAATTGCAGTCAAAGGATCCAAAGTGGCTGATCATCCCAATCACAAAGGAGTCACTGTTAAAAATGGCAGTGGGGTTGTGATTGCTGGTGGTGCTGGTGTTGCTTATGTTGGTTGCCAAGACACTTGTCTTCATACTCAGGTAGCAGGTAGCACTACAGTATTTGTAGGAGGCTAACATGACCACACCAATACAGGTAAATGTAGCGGCGTTTATGGCTGCCAACCAAGGAGTTGGGCCCAATGTTAATTTGATTGCTTCTTATAATTCTTACTCGTCAGTCAACACCATCTCGGGTTTCAACGGAGTGCTGTCCAATGCTGTGACTGCTGTCAATTCAGGCGCTATTACTAATGCAACATATACCGCACTCACCAACATAAACAGTTACTACAAACCTTTGCTTGACCAAGACCCCAACGGCAGTAACAACAGATTTCTGACTAACATAGTGATCAATCGAGTCAATCAAATTGTGCCAGCTGATTACACCAAATTTGTTCAGGTATTTTCTTCGGTCACAGGTGCACTTGATCAAATAAACACCTTTATTGACTACAGAACAACAGCCAACAGTTATTTTGGCAGTACATTTACCACAGTTGACAACATCATCACAGGTGGGTTTTTTAGTGTATCCAGTAACCTGGCATCATTGGGTGCAGATCTAAGTCGTGTTGGCACAGCAATAAATTTACAGTATCTTGATACTGTTGGACATCCTAGTGCAGTTGTTGCCAGCCTCAAAGCCGCGGGCAATGGATATACTGGATTCAGCGATGAGATGTTGACGCAGGGTGTCAGTGCCACAACAATTGCAAAAATAGGGTCTGCTGGGTTCGCTCTCAGTTTAGTTGAAGAACGACAAATATATGCGGCCATGAAGTTGGTGACTGGTACAAAGCTGAGTCAAATCTTGGCAGTATTGTCCTGTTCTACTGCTGGGTTGACTAGTCTGGACCAAGTGCTTGATCTGACCAAAATGTTGCCAACCAGTTACAGCACACTCAACGGTGTTGGCAGTAATGGAGCCACACCCATATACAAAGCCGGCACAACTGTAGTAAGCCAATCATATGTTGGAATCAGTGGAAGCCTAGCTCAAGCAACCACTGCTACTATTGCAGACAGTAATTCAGCTTTTGCTAACAGTCTAAAACAGATCAAACAAATTCAAGGCAAGTCTACATCGGCTATTGCCACTTTAATGAAGTCAATCGAAACCACTGGCAATTTAACTTTGGTAAAAAACATATCAGCACCAGTGGTTTCTCAGGCAGCCAACATCTATGTTAACAACATTGCAACTGGTACTGGCAATACAGGAAAATTTGTAGTAGCCGATGCCATTGGTTCAGCCGCAGGTTATATACTCAATGATGAGTTTCCTAAATTGACCAGTAATTTAACTGCCATTGCCACGGGTGCCGCAGGAATACTTACACAGGACACCACTGGTGTGTATGCTGTGATGAACTCTGTGCTGGCTAACGCATGTGGATCAAACCCTTGCAATCTACGCCTATTGCCCGGCAATAGTGTTCCTAGTTGGGTAGGAGGCACAGGTTTGTTTACCAGCATAGACTCTGCCATGACCACGCTGATCACGCAAGGACAGGCCCAAGT